GCAATGCAGCCAATTGACCAGCAGTACCAGTTAAAGCACCACCAGCAGCTTGAATTGCTCGCTCACTAGTATTTTGTGCAACAGGAAAACCTAACTTTGTAAGCAATCCCTCAACCGCACCAGACGGAGATGGTATTTGCATATTTTTAGGTAGAACTATATTTGCGCCTTGTGTAGCCATTTCAGCCAATGGCAATGTAAGTCCACCAGCAACAGCACCTATAGGGCCACCAGCTAAGAATCCAGCGCCAGCACCAGCAGCAACAGGCGCAGCACCTCTAACAGCTAGACCAGCTCCACGAGTAAAGTCTTGCATTAGGCTAGTTTGTTGTGGCGTAGATACTTTTTGAATAGCCGCAACAATCTGATCATCTGACATTGAATCAGGAAACTCGACTAATCCTTGACCTGGTACATCAATGACTTTAGCCATTATTCAATTCTCCCTGTCGCAGAATTATATTTTCTTGCGCCAGCAGGAGCAGGAGCAGGAGGAACTTGTTGCTCTAATGAGTAAAAATCAGCGAGATCAACAGTATCTGGTCGATTGCGTAATCTACCTAAGTTTTTCTCATGTGCTTTGATTTTAAATTGCGATGTTTTCTCAAGAGCATTAAGCAACGACAATACTTCAGGTTGCGTAAATGTTTGCAAATCACCACCAGCAGCACGTTTAATCAAATCTCGTTCAGGCCCTGTAATTGCTCCTTGACCCTTCATTGCTTGTGCAGCAGATAACTCAAGACTTGCAAGGCCCTGCATAGCAACGGCAGTATTTTTTAATCTTTCACTATCGTCTTTACCAGTAATTCCAAGACTTGTAGCTAATTGATCTACTACTTTAGGAACACCACTTAATGGGCCAGCATATACACCAGATTGAATTAATGGACGAATATTCTGAATTGTACTAAGAGTTGATTGAGCGCCTTGAGCCGCAGAATATGTATTACTTACAGATTCAGCAACACCCTTGCCAAACTCAGTACCAAATGCTTTTTGACCGGCATTAACAGTTAAATTCGTACTAGGAGTTCTGGTTTTTAAGAAATTCTCATACGACCCTTTATATCCCTGTTCTTGTGCAAATTTAAATTCTTCAATACTTGTGGCTAATTTTCCATCTTTACCTGGGCCAGTACCTGTAATTAAATCAACTGTACCATTTGCATTAACCTGCCATTTTTGACCTTCTTTTGTTGGTAATCCAGCAGAAGTCGCTTCTTCAAGAGTAAGTATTCGTCCTTTTGCCTCATCAGAAGCAGAAGATGCAAACAATACATCTCCTGTAGGACTAACTAAAGTTCCACCTTTAGATACGACTGTAGGCTTTCTACTAACTGCTTCACGCTCAGAGATAATCCTAAATGCGCCAGCAGGATTAGTATCAAACTCATCAGCAAGATCAGGATACTTTAGCTTCATTGCAGCAATACCGGATTGCTGTCTTTGTTGCAGCATTAGTTGCTGCTGTTGACCATAATTCTGAATACCTTGCTGAATAGCACCCTGTGAGGCTTGTAAGCCACCACCAAGCGCACCAGCGATATTTTGTGCAGCAGTAGTGCCGCGAGTACCCATGCCACCTAGCAAGCCGATAGCAGCGCCTAGCAAGCCTTGTGTATTTGCTCTGCTTTGCAGTGATTTAGCTTCTTCAGCGCCAAGCAATCCACTGTAATAACTAGGCACTGTGCCTAGTATGTTTTGCATGAAACTTGGTGAATTATCTTGTGCCATATTCTGCCTAGACGCGTTTGGTTGACTTTGAGATGTACCTAATAAATTCTCAAATTGTGATTTTTGCCTTGAGTTAGTAAGTTTACCCAATAGACTTTGCCCAAGATAATCGCTTGTATCTATTTCTAATGGTACATATGGTGGTGGTTGATAATCTACATTATCAGAAACATTAGGTGCATTATTTTGTTGAACATCTTGTACATTTACAGCATTAATATCAGGTGGAACATTTGGAGTAATTCTTTGTGAAACTGGCGCATCTGATGAGGAACTGCCAAATTGATTAGTTTGACTAAATAAATACTGTGCTTGGTCTGCCGGAGATAATCTATCAAATTGATTTGGATTTGGAACAAATTTCTGCAATGCACTTGACCACACAAACGGCTCATTGCTTACACCCTCCATACCCCTTTGGCGAACACCTGTTCCAAGCGGGATACCAGATTGTTGGTTTATTTGATCAGCAATATATCGAAAATCCATGATCTACCCTAACAATGAAGTGCGACGCTGCATCTGTGGTGACTTTTGGCTAAGTAAGCTCATAAAGTCTACAGGAGCGAATTGACCGCTTTGAATTGGTGGTGCTTGCAATACTTGTGGTGGTGGTGGAGGCTGCATCATTGCACCGCCAGCTTGTTTAGCCACGCTAGTTAGTGCAGGATTTTCATTCATTAATCCTTGAATATTCTTACCAGCACTCATTATAGATTGCGTAAATGTTGGTGGAGCGCCAGCCATTCCCATTCCTGTGTATGCAGGAGTTCCCGATAATGCTGCTAAATTTGGCGCTGCAAAAATACCTGATGCTGGAGCAGCAACACTAGGAGCAAGGGTAGAAGCCGCCGTTTGAAAAGCAACTGCCGGGGTAAAAGCAGCAGCAGCGGCAGGAGCCAAAGAAGCAGCAGCAGCAGTTGGGATAGCGGCAGCAGCGGCAGGAGCAAGTAAAGTTCCAGTTGCTGCGCCACCTGCGAGTGAAGCAAGAAAAGCATTACCTGCTATTGCTGGTGCTGCTGCTGACATTGCACCTGCTAATGGGATTGCTGCTGCTGCCATAATAATTCCTTTAACGAATGTAATCTAAGTAGCTACTGCCGCCTGTTGTATTTCTAGCGGCAGCGGCTGCTTTTTCTGCTTCTGTTTGAGGCTCAACGTATTCTGTTGTAATTCCACCACGCGGCAAGCCAGTGATAAACGCACCAAAGTTTTGCAGCGTTTGATATGGTAACTGTGCTGTGTAGTCGTAACGAGCTTTATCAGCCGCTTGTTGAGTAGCCGTGTAACCCTCACCAACTTGACCAGCAGCAAGCAACCTATCAATATCAGCGTAGTCAGCAGCAGCAAGGCCAGGAGCCATGCCAGCAGCTTGCATACGTGTAGCTACATCGGCCTGATTAGCACCTTGAGCGCCAGCCAGTGCAGCCATTTGGTTAGCGTAGTCACTCTGGTAAACATTCTGACCTGCTTGAGCCGCAGCCATACGATTAGCAAGATCAGAGCCGTAAACACCTTGAGCCGCTTGAGTAGCCGCCATTTGATTAGCGTAGGCTTGCTGTGCAGCAGTGCCAAGACCTTGAGCGCCTGTGAGTTGATTAACAAAACCTTGTTGCGAAAGACCGCCAAGCGATTGCAATGCTTGTTCTTGCAAGCCACGCTCTTGCTGGTAGTTTTGCAGGTAGGCTTGTTGATTCTGTTCAGCCAAAGCCCTAGCAGCAGCGTCAGTCATCTTGCCAGCTAATTGTTGCTCTGCACCAGAACCATAGCGACCAGCCATCGATGTCTTGCTTTGCAGACCACGTATACCTTCTTGCAGTGATTCAGCAGATAAACGATTAGCCTGGCTCAATGCACTTTCAAGATACGGACTACCGCCAAGATATGCACCTTGAGATGTTGCGCGAGTTCCACCTAATGCCTCATTTTGCATTGTTCCAGTTTTCATTCCTTCATAAAAGGTTTGATTAGGATCAGTGTAAGCGCTTTGAGCTAGGCTAGAGAATTGCTGTTGATACGGACTAGCAGACTGACCAATCTTATCGAATACAGAGCCATAGCCGCTAGTTTGACCTGCTCTACCAGCATATTGCGATTCGTAAGGGCTTGCCTGATTCATCATGCCAGCGATGGTATTTTGAGCGCCACCGACAATCTGATTACCAGCAGCAGCACGACTTTGAGCTAACTGCAAAGCTACTTGAGTGGTTGTGCTAGGCTTAACGTAGGTTTCACCGCCATAGTAAGCAGGGCCACCAGCTTGTCGAAGTCTCTCTGCCTCACTCAGCGCTGTGTCAACATAAGGACGCAGCGTAGGGTCGAGCATTGTTTCTGTTGGAGTAAATTCTTGCTGCGATGGGCCACCCATAATTAAACCTCACTTATCCATAGTCTAGGGCTAAATCCAAGACTCTTAGCCCTCTTAATCCAGCCTTTTCGATGACTAGAAAATGTTATATATTTTGCCCCGCCTTGACGCGCAACCTCTTTTATGTATTTTAATCCATTTTCAAGGTTATCATGTCTATTTTCTAACGACCAACCAGCCCAAACGTGCAATTTATTGCCGTCAGGCTGCAATACCCAATAACCTATAACTCTACTGTTATCAATCAACGCCCAAAGCATTGATCTACCGTTGTAGCAATCTACATACACATCTTCAACAATCCAATCTTCAGGGCTTTTTGTCTTAACATTCTCTAAGCCTGGTCTAACGGAAGGCCACCACGATCTTAGCTCTTGCGGAGTAATATATTTAGTTTCCATTAGCCAACAATGATGTAGCCATAAGTTTTATCTGCCGTGTTGTTAGAAAAGTGCGATATTGTAGCTTGCCCTGGTTGTCTGCTAGAAACATATATATCAGATGCTGCTTTATTAGAAACATAACTTACTGTAGTAATAACACTAGGAACAGACGGTCTAGTCGGGCTTGTACCAGCAGCAAACGCCTGAATATTTACGCCAGTATCAGAAACTCGCCACATCATTTGTATGTAGTCATTAGCTGCTAGTTCAATAAAGTAATTCAATGCACCAATAATATGACTAGGATCGCCTGAACTTTTCCTTGCTGATATACCAAATCGACTATTAGAAGCAGTTATATCTGCTCCATTCTTCCTAAACCACACATCTATATCTTGGCTACTATTCGTCGTATTATTAAACTGAATAGAAAATTGCAAGTTGTAAACACCAGCATTTCTAACATTTATCCTAGAACTATTTGATACATATACGCCATTGGAGTAATCAGTCGTGTCTAATGTAATAGCATATGCAGTTGTAGTGTTAGCAACAGTTTGGTTAGTAGAGTCCTGAAACGCTCCATACGGCATTGAATCAGCATAAGCAGCAGCAGATGTAGGCACAAAGAAAATAAGGCTGTCGTAGCCTATACGCTCATTAGATAATGTTGTTGTAGTGACATTTCCCGTAGCAAGTGTAATAGTTCCAGTATTATTGGTTTTTCCATCCATAACACCACGCACTATCTCTGCGACAGCTCGCTGATCTCCACCAAACGGAGGAAGCGTCCTAAACTGTGTCATCTGCCACCTTGTTTAGTAATATCAACATCTACACCCACACAAGTAGACCAGGAGCCAGACGGAATAGTCTGCACTCGCATATATCTACCAGCAGATCGTAATGACGCTCTGCCCTCTGTATCAGCCGCTACAGGCGTCGTATAGCTAATAGCGTCAGATAGGTTAGCTCTAGCTGAAACAGCTACAGAAGCCGATCCACCGTCTACCAATGGCCTAGCAAGTGTAATCACAGACCTGCCAATATCAATGTCACCAGTGACGATAGACGCTGTTTTGTTAGCACCACCAAAGGTAATGATCTTCTGGCCTGATACACCAGCAAATAGCGGATCACCACCAGCCCATTGACGAGCATCTAACGATACTGGTAACGCATCAATACTGGTACTGTATAAATCTAATCCTTCAAGTGTTACTGGAGGCGTAATAGCAATAGAGATAGCAGATGCAGTAGTTTCAACGTAAGACCATTTGCCTGTATCAATGCTGTATATCAAGATTAATTTACTTGCAAATACATTACTAAAACACCAAGCAATAAGACGCTTAACAGGGTCAACCGACGATGACATTAAGTTAAAGCTATTAGGATCAGCGTTATCAAAGAACCATTTGTCTACCTTACCTGCACTGATAGACTTAACGGTCTGACCGTCTGATACATAAAACCCATCATTAGCTAAAAAGTAAGTTAAGCCATTGTATTGAACAACACTACCATTAGATAAACAGCCAATGCCACGCGAGATAGCGTCAAACTGAAAGAATAACGGACTACCGATATAGCTCATGCGGTAGATAGCTTTTTCAAGCAAAACCAAGCCATACTCACCACCAGCCAAGCCCATGATGTCACCACCGTCAGCAATTACCTGACTGTCTGATTGACTTGTTGAGCTAGGTGTCCAGTTAGTTTCGTCGTTAATATCAGACCAATAAACTTTGTTTTCAAAGCTAGTTTCATTTGCAGCTACTACAAAGTCTCGTACCACTGTTATGTATTTAGCAATAGGCGCAGCAGCAGCAACATCATCAAAGAAATTAGATGTATTTAGCTCAACAGCCTGTATCTTATCTAAGCCATTTGCAGCAAGCATTACACTGCCAAATTGGACAACATCCCAAGATACAACGTCTGTGTATCCTGTTGTAGTCATTGCAGCTAATGCTCTAGTCGAATTATTGTATTTGAATATTTGACTAGCACCAGCAGCAAACAACGTAGATACTTGAGCATACTTACCAGCAAAAACTGTTAGTAATGTTTGACCTGCATTACCGCTCAAATCTGCCTCTGACTGCATTGGCTCATAGCCATTAGTCACAGGAATACAGTTCTTAGCTTCCGTAAGCGCACCAGTAACCCCAGGTTGATCTGGCAACCATTCAGCAAATACAATTTTAGTCTGAGCCATTTAGATTATTGTCCATGTATTTGATTGTGGAGCTACATCTGACCATTCCTCACCAATAATTGCACCAACTACAGTGACAGTAGTAGTAGAGTTTATTGCAGCAGCGCCAGAGTAAGTACCTTTTGCATTACAGGAAACAGTAGCAATTGCGTTAATGGCAGCAGTAGCGCCGACAAGGTTTCCGCCATTTGCCGACATGGTAGCAGTGCAAACTATATCAGCAGTGCTTGTGAAGATACCATTAGCCTCTGCGCTTAATGTTGCGCTGCAAGTAATCGCAGCTTCACCACTATATGTAGTAGGCCCTGGGCTTGATATTGCAGCAGTAGATAGCGCGTAAAATCCAAGCATTGCTTACTCCGGTTGCGTAGGCCAAGTAATTGTCCAAGGAAACCCATCTTGTGATGATATATCACGTAAAGCCTGACGATACGCAGCCCATACAGTTTGGTCTACAGGAGCGTCTGCTACCTGAGTCCAATCACATTCTTTGAGCTTGTCATTGCGACTTGTACGCACCGACTTAGCTTGCTCTGCATCCTTAGATGCCTTATAAGCAGCCTCTTGCTCCGCTGCTGTTTGTGCTGGCTCAGTCTCAGTAGCAGCAATATCAGTAAACACAGGCCCAAGAATGTATTTAGTAAACCACTTACCATCTATTAGTTCTACACCAGAAGCCTGTGAGTATTGGTAAACATCGCCACCTGTAGCTTGTGGGCCTTCAAACACTACGTCAGCACCAAACTCGTCTAATGTTTCTGCGCTAATTTGCTGTGAAAATGAAGTGTTTGGGTGAAGTGCGCGAAACTCACCTTCATACATTACTGCGCCAGTTTCTCTGATTCGTACTTGCATGATTAGCCTTTAAGCAATAGCCAAGAATATATATGTTGCTGAAGATACATTAACATTGGTAGCTGCAACTTGATTGACAATGAAACCTGAATTATCAGGATCAATAGTGTCATCTGTAGTAACTTCTGCTGCTGTGGTATTAAGACTTAAATGTGGATCATTACCAGATACGATGCCTCTAGCTGTGTCCCATACATACCAATCTCCAGTAGAGTCAGTTCGTTTAATCATCACAAATCTAGCGCCAGAAGTAAATCCACAAGCAATAGTTTGTGATGACCCGTTGCCTGTGTAAGAGCCTACTTTAGAGACTCCAAGACAGGTTGCGAATAAATATGCGACGTAAGTAACTCCACTTGCTTGAAATCTAGTGTCGTTACTTGTAATAGTTGTTGCAGTAGGAGTTGGTAAATTTGGCCCATGATTAGCTGAATTATTATTTAACTCTAAACCAAATCCTAATGATGGAAGCTCAACAAACCAAGGCTCCGTTGCTACTGATCTTTGTTTAAAAATCATAAAAGTTGGAACTACTCCAAGACTATGATTTATTACATATGTTCCAGCTCCCGTCCCCGTATAGCAAACCTCATCAAAGAAGCCTGGTGCGCGACGGAAATTCCAATTTACGTAAGACGCACCAGAGGAATTTGCTATTGCATTCGTTCCAAATGTTACACCTGTGTTTGAAAATGTAAGAGTGTCTGCTCTTGTTTCTTCTACGCTTGTGCTATTTGAATAGACTGCTTGATTAGAGCCACGCAATTTATCAAAGAAAGGCGTTGCGCCTGTAGCATCATGCGGCCTATTAACAGGAATAATTAAATCTGGTGCAAATCCAGCCGTACCTGTGGCTGTTGCGCCTGTACCTGTTCTTGTAACAGGACTAAACACACTCGTACCCAACGTAGGCACTTTCATCGGGCCACGACGTATGGCTATGTAGATGAATGTGTTTGGTGAAGTTCCCCAAAAAGCTGTTGGAAGTGAAAAACCAGTTGAATTAATTGATACCCCTACACCAACAGAAGATTCAGCGGAAGAAAGATTGGCTTTTAATGCATTATTATTTGTTAATGACAAATCCCTTAATGCGTCAAACATAAACCAATCACCAGTAGAATTGGTTTGCTTTATAATAATAAATTGTGGCTCATAGCCTAAAGTAATATTTAAACTTCCACTACCAGGCATTGCTGCACTTCCACAGCTAATCACATTGTCCGTACCAGTAAGACCAAAGCCTCCTGCGTCATGGGCGAATAGGTAGGCTACGTAGGTATTTCCGCTTACATTAACCGCTGAGTCAGCACTAAGAGAAAAAACAGTAGATGTTGGGACAGCAGTCCAGAAACCTCCGCCAAGGGCTGCATTTGTTCCATTTAATATAAGCGCATTATTTACTGGAGTTGATAAAGAACGATGGTATGTAGGCCAATTATCAACTGTATTTGTACCTTTAATAATCATGCAGCCGGGTGTGCTGCCAAGGTTGTGTGCAATCTGCCGACCAGAGACACCATTGCCAGTATAAGTCACAATATCAAAGAACTTAGGCTGTTCGCGGAATGTCCATGAGGTGTAGGTAGCAGGGGCGGTATTAGAGTTAAAAGTAGCCCCGATACTAAAACCGTTTGCATTAAATGAAGTTAGGGTTGCTGCGCCTGTTGCTTCAGCCGCAGTAGTATTGCTTCTTAAAAACTTAGTTGCACCCCTAACGGTATCAATTAAGCCATGATCTTGTACGATTCCCCTCGATTTAAGCCAAACCAACCCACCCTTACCAGCCAGATCGATATTATTAGTAATCGTCTGCGTAGCGCCGTTACCCGTATAGAGATACGTTGAGAATACGTCCTCAACATAATTAACATTGTTAGATACCTGCGAGTTTTGAGCGCTAAACATTGCAATCCTTACAGGTAGTTTTGACCAGCGTTTGAACCAATCCAATACGTTCCATTAGCCACAAAGACATACTTATCCATCTTACTAGCGGTAGCAGTAATAGTCGGTGCAGTACTAGCAGGCCACTTAACAGACGCAGGCCAAGTAACTGTGCGACTACCTGTAGCATCTTGCAACAACAGTAAAGTAAATCCTTTGCCTGATACAACTGTCGGGAATGTAAACGTGCAATTGCCGGTTAGCGTCAGTATCTGAACAGAGCCATTAGCCAAGTCAATTGTGTACGCTGTGCTAGTGTTAGCTGTTACTACTTCTTCCGTGTAGCCATTGGTAAACGTGCCAGCCTCAATGGTCTTAGCACTTAATGTCTGTGTGTCTGACGTACCAACAACAGTACCACTAGGCGCAGTCTTACCAGCCCAAGTATCTAAGTCAGCATCCCAAGCCTGAACATTAGTGCCAATCTTTAGGCCAACAACATCACCGGCTGAGTCTTTATAAACAGCTTTATCACCAGGATACGTAGCAAATACGTCTTTACTGCCAGCGCTAAAGTTAACAGCAGAGCCAGCATTGGATGATTTTAGTACCGTGGTGCGGGCCAATGTGCCAGCAGCAACAGTACCTAAACCTACTTCCCACTCAGAACCATTAACAATAGTGTAATAGCAAGTATTAGTATTGCCAATAGCGGTACTAAATGTTTGAAAACCAGATACAGCGCCATCTAAAGTTAGCGTACCAGTACCTGTAGTGGTCGATGTTTCACGAACCCTATCAGCAATAACCAGAGCCATAATTTACCCCAAAGTAACTGACAGATTACCAATCGCAATCGTAAAAATATCGCCAGCAGTAATCGATTTAGACGCATCTAGTGGCGTATGGTAAAGCAAATTACCGCTAGTAGAAGCATCAAGAATACCAATCCAGCCTACAGTTCCCCATGTGCCTGTAGCAGTAGGAAACGTCACAGCACCGCTATTCGTAGACACGCCATCACTAGGCGCACCCATCGTCACAGCAGTACGAGCATAGGAGCCGCCAGAAACTTCTGTGCCTGAATTAGCGTCAGTAGGATCAGTAGTATACAAACCGACGTATACAGCCGCAGGAGCCGTGTAAGAAGTTGCACGTAGAGTCACATTGATTAATGCGTTCTCTAGGTAGTTAGACATTTCAGCCATAATATTTCCTTAATTAAAAGACATGGACATTGGTTGTCCGCTGTATTCGCCAGAATCATCTGCGACGTTAATAGCTGCAATAGCTCTCTCGTACAAAGCACCCCAAGTTTGCAACCTTGCATCATTCATCAAATACGGTTCAGCCTCACCTAATGCAGCGTAAAGCAACGCATCAGGGCAGTAAGCCAAGAATGTATTGCTTGCGTTAGTTGAGCTTAGAAAGGCTGGTTGCGAGTAGTACAGCATTTGCAGGAGATAAGCACCGTCAGGCACTGGCCCTAGTTGCAACTCAGCAGCTAACACAGTGTAGCGTTTAGGCTGGCCTGATTCTGTTGAGAGAGTCTTTTTATAAAACAGGTTAGGCGTATCGTAGACAAGGACACCATTAGGATTGCCAACAATGTGAATGTCGCGCATCTCTAGGTAATCACTAGGCAAGCCAACAGTAGAATCCCCACCTGTAGTAGTAGCCTGGGCAACCACCAGCATCTGACGAATACGCAATTCTCTACGCAAACGTTGCTCTGCAAGTGCTACAAACGTGGGAATAATGCTATCTAAGTCACTACGAGCTAGATAGCTGGAGATGGTGCTAGTTAAGTCAGAGTAGCTAGTCAGTGCCATTATCGCCCCTCAAGGCTTTATCATCTACATCATCCCAACTGTATTCATGCGTTCCAACGTGCTTAATGTGCATTGAAAGCTCATGATCGACATAGGTATCAATACCTGCATCGCCAGCCTTTACACAGAAGAACACATCTTCACCCACTACACCTGTTGGCCCCCAACCTGCATCAAACCACGGAGCAGATAGTGTCTCAAATACTTTCTTACGGATCAGTACCGCACCAAATCCAACAGCAGTAACAACCTCAATACCTTCTTTGCCGCGTGAATCAACATTAGACCAATGATGCCGAATACCCTTTTCATCCTCACTCTTAACCAATAACTTAGCGGTAGGAAATGATGGTCTACGTCTTGTCACTGCGTTAACACCAACTATATCAACCTCACGGCTCAACATAATCGTAATCAAATCATGTGGGAACCTCATGTCGCTATCAATAAACAAAACAGCGTCACAGCCCTCTTTTAAAGCCACCTGCGCTAACTTCTCACGCTGGTCGAATATCAACGTGCCAGGCATCGTATAAAGGCTTAAACCGCCCTTACCGTCCTTGCACCTAACTGAAGCATCATGGGCGCACATACGGGCAAAATCAAATGCAAACCCAGTATGAACCTCATCACGACATGGTACACAAACGCCAACTCTCATACGGTTCCCCTGTAGATTTTTAAACCAGCTTGGTCAGGATGATTAAGCCAACGTCTAAATGCTTTATCATCCACAATCGCAAATCCTCGCATAATTCCCATCTCGTTTAACTTATCAATCGCTGTAAACGGTACGGAACCAATCAAATGCAAGTCATCTGTGTCGCCTGTCCTAGCTTTATCTACCTCTTGGAGTACCTTGTTCCTAGCAAGAATGTCTGTAATGTCTTGGTTAGTCTCGATGATAATACCGCCATCACCATCCGCATGAACTTTTTGCTCTCTAAAGTTTGTCATTGGTCTTTATAAAAAGCCCCCAACCGAAGTCAGGGGCTAGTTTCATTACAGTGCAAAGTCGAAGTCGTAAGCACCACCGTGAGCTGCTTCGTTCTTCACTTCCAGCGTGACTTCAGCAAGAATCTGAGTCTTGTCGCTATCGCCAGCTTTAGCCAACTCATTAGTCATGAATGGGCGCAGGAAAGCCATAGCAGCGTACTCAGGATCAAGGATCAGCATATCGCGGGTACGCATGAAACGGTCAGGCACGATAGACAGTTGACCAAAGTCCGACTGATAAATGTCAGCAGCACCAATAATCACGCCAGCTTCAGGCTTAGTGATCTGATAACGGTTGACAGCGATACCAGCAAAACCAGACATCTTCTGCTTACCAGCCGAACCAACAAACACAGCTTTAGGATTGCCGCCTTGGTCAAAGATTGAAGCAATGACAGTTTTCATCAATGCTTCGGTAGCAGTACGCTGCGTGCCATCGGTACGGGTCGAAGTGCCGGAAGTAGTAGGATCGGAACCGCCTGTACCTTTAGACGTATTAGTCTTGATCCACGACAGCAGCGAACCCATAGTGCGAGCAACCGTAGACGTACCAGCCGACTTGCCTTGGTTAGCAGTGATGATGGTTTCCAGATCACGTTTCAGTTCTTGCGAAGCCTTCGACAGTTGATAAGCCTTCTCAGACTTACGACCTGCTTTGTTCACAGTCTCCAGAGTGCCAGAAACTTGAACAGTCTTTTGTACGATCTGCGTATAGTTACCGACGCGAGTCGTAGGGCTTGCAGTAATTGACGTAGCATCTGCACCCTCAATTGCTGCGTTAGCAGTGGTAGCAGCAGCCAGCGAGTCAGTCTGCCACTCATGATAAACAGCGGTAGCTTTAGTGCGACCAATCGACGACATGATTGGAGTCTCAGTAGGCGAGATGTTATAGATGATGTCGGACAAGTCTTCGCGCATACCGATAGCGGTAAATGTTTGATATGTAGGCATGATAATTTCCTTTAAATAAACCGTTCAAATAGTGCCGCAGCGTCAGCTACCCTTCCGGTAGACCTTGCTTTAGCCTTCTGTTTCTTGTACTGCTCGTTATTGGTATCTCGAGACTGCGAGACTCCCGACCTCATAACTTTCGGGGCTTCAGCTAGTTTCTTATTGATACCAGGCTTCGACGCTTGTAGCTTGTCGTACTGCATAGCCTTATATAACGTAATAACGTGACGAGAATCAACAACGCTTGCCAATTCCTCATCTGAAAACCCTAACTCTTTACCGTATGAGCGCACTGACTTTCTCAGTGACTCACCCTTTTCAGGATCAACATAGTCAGGTAGCGCAGTTGCTAACTTTTCCGATTCTTGCCGGACTAGATTAGACATCCACTGCTGCCTGTCTTGCTCTTGTTGCGCTCTAATTTGATTCTGTTGAGCGCGTACTTGAGAAAGTTGTTTCTCCTTCTGTGAGAGTTCCGCTACCCTAACGGCGTAACCAATTGGATCGGTTTCCTTTAAGTAGTCAAGATTCTCTGGTTCTTCTCCACGTGAAAGCATCTGCTCAATCACCTGAAGTTGCTGTGCATACTGATCTCTCAGTTGCTTCGCCTCTTGAATCGCATGGTATTCGGCCTGAATAGCCTTACGATCTTCAGCTACAGCTTGCGATTTTTTCGTATAGTCAGCGCCAAGTTGATAATTCTTAACAAGCTCGTCAAGGGTAACGTCCTTTTCTTCACCCGCAGCCTTCACGCGGTAGGTACGTTCCTGTTCTTCTTGTTCGCTATCTTCTTGTTCTTCACCTTCAGAATCATCGCTAGATTCTTCCTCTGGTTCTTCGCCTTCGTCTTCATCGGATTGAGCCTGTGCTTCTGGTTGTCCGTCATCGGAGCCTTCGTCACTACCCATTAAACCCATGAAAGCGTTAGCCGCATCGTTTACTGTCAACTCTCCGCTACCGGATTCCGGTGTCGCGCTAGTCGTTTCGCTCATGTTGTTATTTCCTTAATTTTACATGGAACTGCCATGTCAGACTACAAAATCTTCCAACGCTTCTTGTCAATAGCTTTCTGAGCCTTCAAGCCTTCCAAGTGGTCGGTAATACTCTCTATCGTTCTCAATCGAATGTAAGCCTGTTCTCTGGCCTCTACATCGAGATAATCGCTATTAGTAAACTTAGCTAACTCTGTTGATCTCAGTTCTGATATAAGTTCTTGCCAGTTAGGATCAAGTGTCAGGTTATTAGCCCAATCTGCTTTGTTCATCGTGTAATGTTTCCAATCTCTTTAATTGCTTTAAGAACAATGTCAGCCTGTCGTGTACGGCTATCTTCGTCAGCAATGTCCATAGCCAAGATAGCTTGCAGTTGCTTAACAGCTAACTCAGCCTCTTTCAGCTTCAATTCTTGCTGGTCTTTCTGGTTCTTCATAGCCATCTCAACGCCCTTCTGAGCATAGCTGGCCTCAAGGTTTTGACGGTCTAGCTGCAACTTAGCCGCATCAATCTGCGACATTGCCTGCGTTTTCTCACGGGCTACCTGTGCCTTTTCCTGCTCGACCTGTGCCATCATCTTAGCGAATTCAGCTTGCGAATCAGGTAGTGGTGGTTTAGGTGCAGCCAATTGTGCCTCGACTTCCGGCGTAATCTGGTTCATGAACTGGTCAGCATCCTTGAAGCCAGCAGCCTCAATGAACTTTGCCAGCGTGTTGCGGTACTGGCCAACCGTTACCAATGGATTGCCTGGGCCATACTGCTGCAATATCTGCTCTTGCTTTTGTAGCACCATCTGCAACATTGCCAATTGCTGCTCACGATTACCGGAGCCAAGGCCCACATTAATAGATACGTCAAACTGATTAGCCCAACTACGCGGATCAAACGGCACATACTTGCCAGCAATACGCAGCATCCTTGGCTTGTCTTGATACTTACCAACCAGACCAAGAATCCCTTGGAACAGCGATTTAACACCTGTCTCAGCAAAGATACGAGCAATCAACTCTAGCTTGCCAGTGCTGGCTTGTGTCATTGCAGCTACCGCAGCAGCCGTTACATTACTCAGAATGTCAGGATTCAAGCCTTGTTGCGCGTCAGATACACCTGTACGCTTGGCTTGTACCGTATCCATGTATTCCAGAATTGGAAAGGCTTGAGCTGTAACGCTAGGCACTTGAATAGGAATAATGGCATTAGGATTCTTCATGCGAATCACACCGCCAGGCGTAGCGTTTAGCAGATCGTCAATGTTTACCTGACCATCAACCGCACCCATTCGAGCATTGTTTGTTAAGTAAATGTTATCAAGCATCTGACGGGTAACCGTAGACTTGATTAGCTGAATGTCCATAGTGCGATCAGCAAGTGACTGACCAAAGAACTTGTGAGGAATAGGAATAGGGCAGATAGCATGAAATGGTATTAAGTCTGTTTCTTCGTCGCTAAGAAGCTCACTACCGCAATAGACAATACGGCGCAGCTCTGCAATACCATCATCATTAACGTCAAGGTAGATATAGCACTCATAGACCTCAAGACGCTGCATTGACGGGTCAAGGCTCTCGTCATCCGGTTGCTCGCCATTATCGAATCGAGCAAGGCGCTCAGGAGAGAATGTCAGGTCATCGTAAGTCGGTAGGTTATCGATGATGTCTTTATCGTAACCCATTGCAATAAGCTCAGACCGTGGGACTAACCGACGATGCGCTGTGAATGGACTATCAGCAATAGTCTTAGCGTTCTTGCTAATTAGGAATTCTTCTGGTGGTACATTCTCAATGACGACCTGACCTGTGTTCTTGACCTTCTTGATCGTCACATTGTGCAGCATGATAGGCATACCGGACATATCAACGACTTCAGACTTCTGCTTGACGATCTCTAACGACTCATCTGATAGCAATAAAGCAAGTTCGTCATCTGTAAGGTTCTTGTAGGATTCCTTAGTGACATCTTCTTTAGCATCCCAATAGGCTTTAACAACGCCTACCTTTTGCATTAGTGCATCTTTAAACCAGTTATGCAGGATCAGGAAGCCAGGGTTATCCCGATAGAATACCCAATTGCAATACTGAGTTGCTTGTTTTGCAGCTTCCTCGTCGCCAGCAGATTGTGGTTCAAAAAGAACAATATCCTCTGTCGTGGTGAACACACGTATTAGCTGCGGCAGACTTCCGTCAATTGCTTCGGCGACCTCCCCTGTTACGATCTGGCTACGACCTTCTTGCTCATTACCGTAAGGATCACGCAGGTAATACTCTAGTGCTTTCTGACGCTGGTCTGTAGTCTCAGAGTCAATAAAGCCAATGGAGTTATCAATCTCTGCCTCAACAATCGCTTTAATTTCTTCAGACTGCATAAGTTACCCCTAGAATTTTTCCAATTATACAACCCATTGCACGTTATTTGGCAACTTTGATGACCACGAATCAGTACCTTCGTCAAGCGAAATCGCTAGGTATCTGAAGCTATCTGCGTAGTGTGATGCCCAATCATGCAAAGGCTTTTCGTAGAATACGTTACGTTTCTCGTCATGCTCACGCCTGTAGTTGCGTAAAGCATCAAGGCCAGGCTTAGTCTTTGGGTCGAACCAGCAGCGCGGGAGCAAGCGTCTGACAGCCTGGATACCGTCAGCAACTGACAATCTAGGCGCAACAGTTATGTTTAGTCCTGCTTCCATGAGTACTTCTTTGCGAGACCTTCCCGTTCCAAGTTCCCTAACCTCAACGTCATGCGGTAAGAACTGCTCCCACCGCGCATAGTCATTGTCTTGCAGCCAGCGTACATACCAGTCCAGACCTTGTCCGTGGTTCTCGACGCAGTCAATAAGCCGCACCTCTTTGCCAACCAGTTGAGCCACCCACAAACAAGTAGAATCGCCCATACCCAAGTCCCAAGCAACAAAAGACCGACAAAGATCATCGCGCTCAATCCTGGTGACATGGCCTTTTTCCTCGATAGTATTGATGATCTGACCATAGTAGCTACCCTCTACCGCAGCGTTAAATGAACACTCAAACTCTTGGTTGTACTTGTCCTCACCCATCTCTTTGCGTGCTGAATCAAGCTCAGACTCCACTAGAATCTTGGTCTCGCTGGCCTTAAACTCTAACAGTTTCCAATCATCTGCATCGTCAGCCCTATCTCTTAGGTCAGCAAAGTGGTTTCTGCCCTTAGGAGTACCCACGAACATACACCAGCCAAGACGATCAGCAAGAGCTGGACGGATAATCTCATTCCATATCTTCGGGTCTTGGTCTCCGATCTCATCCAATATAACGCCATCGAAGTATTGACCACGGAGACTATCAGGATTGTCGCTACCATAAAGACTAATGCGGCGGCCCCAAAAGTCAGCCCTGAGTTCAGAAATGTTATGGGTGGCATTTAGTGGCCTCGTAAACTTAGTTAGATAATCCCAAGCTACTCGTTTGGCTTGCCCGTATGTAGGCGCAATGTAAGCAAATCTAGGCTCATCCTTGTCGCACTCGATAGCAGACTTAATCAGGTGATTGATAGCCGCTACAGTCTTGCCCATGCGTCTATGCGCTACAACTACGCAGAACCTAGTGCCATCCATAGCCTCATGCATCTGTAACTGAGGCGCTCTAGGCTGATACGGGATAACTATTTCTGCCATGTGACCACGTGCTGTTGCGCTCCACCGTCTGCGCCTGTTACCTCTGTCCTAGCTAACTTAGGTATATGGTACTCACTGAGCTTGTTCATCAAGTCTAGTGCCTTATACGGGTCTTCTTGCGCTACTTCATTGAGCCATCTATCCATGTTCGGAGCATTGCGCTCTAGTAAATTAGCAATAGCTTCCCTAACTATCTGCGTTGACTTGTTAGGTACTCCCTTAGTCCTACCCTTACCCATGTTAGTAAGATTAGCTATTCGTGCATCTTCCTGCACTTTGGTGATTTCTGTT